CTTGGCAATCGTCTCCGCGACCGACGCGAGCCCTCCTCGATGGCGGCTGCGGTGCGCGGAGAGTTCCCCCACATGTGCAGGGGGTCGATCATGATGCGGGTTGCCTTGGCGATCTTGCCGACGTTGTTGGTGGACATGCCCTCGTAGACCACCCCGAACGAACGGGTCAGGTCGCCGGTCCACTTCTGCTGGGCGATCTGGCCGAGGATGTTGGAGGTTCGGATGGTGTCGCCAGCCTTGCCCGACTTGATGCCAGCCTGCGCCATGTCCAGCAGGCGGGTAGCCTCCGCGATCTTCTCAGCGTCGCCGGTCGCCTCCGCGGCCTTGAGCCCCTCGGACGCGATGCGCTCGATGCGCAGGAGTTGTACGCCCGTCTCGCCCAACTTCGCAAGCGCTCCGGCGCCCAGAGTGGCGATGTTCAGCGGATCGACTGCAACCATGCCGCCCATGTTGGCGACTGCGGCGTGTGAGAAGCCACTGTTGCTGCTGGCTAGGAAGTCAAGAGCCTGAGTCTCGCTCCACTTCCCTGCCTTCACGTTGTCGTAGACGACCTGCTCAACCTCGTTGAGTCCCTTGGTCGCGTTGCCCGCCATGATGCCCGTGCCCAGCAGGCCCTTGTCCTCGTTGAACCACGCGTTTCCGTCGCCCACCATCATGATGAGTTGCAGGCGGTTCATGCCACCCTGACCCGGGGTTCCCATGCCAGCCCACAGCCGTTCCGTCCCGCGCTCACTGGCCCCGAGGACTCCGAACAGGTTGGTCACCGTGTCGGCGAGTGAGGCGTTCTCCACGAACAGGTTGTTCCACAGGTCCGGCGACGCCTTGGTCTGGAGTTCCTTCTCGTACTCGGCGATGGCCTTGGACATGTAATGCCCGGCAGCCGACCCGATACCGGTCCCACCGCCCTCGGCGGCGATCTGCTTCTCTGCCTCGACCTTGGCCTTGAACCCGGCCGGGATGGAGTCGAACTTGTCCTGTAGCGACTGGTCCACGCCCAGTGACGCGTGCTCAAGGATACCGCCGCCAGTGTTGACAACGGCGCCCACCAGACCGCCGCCCACGTTGGCGACCACCTCGCTAGCAAAGCGGGTAGTGTCGCCCAGCAGCGGGATGTCGCCGATCATTCCGCCGTGCTTGCCAAGCAGGTCGGGCTGATCCGTCCCGAACAGGGCAGCCTTTAGGCCGGTGAACAGATCGGTGCTCTCCTGAGCGCCCTTCTGCACCGCGTCCTGCGGGTTGGTGATGTCAACCTCGATGGACCCCGGTCCGCGCAGGGTGTCGGTCTTGTCAACCGGCAGCGCCTTGGGCGTCGGGGGAGGAGACGAGTTCAGACCAGAGCCCGTGCCGAACGTGGGCAGGCTGTCCCAAGCGGACTTGGAGGCAGAGCCAGTGCCGCCGTAGATGCCTTGGTTGATCGGCATGCTCTACCTCAGGTGGTAATGACTCGGCCCCTGCCCCTCGGCAGTGTCGGGTTGGTCTGCGCCAGAGTTGCCGTCGGGGTGGGCGTGGTGGTTGGTGACGGCACCCCGGCCGTCGATCCGCTGGAACCGGCAGCCGTCGGACCCGGGATGTTCACTGGGGTGTAGGTCGGCAACTTGAAGCCGACTCCTGCGCTGATCGTGAACGCGTCCTGCGTCTTAGGCTGATACGGCTGGATCGTGGTCGATCCGGGGTTAGTCGTATTGTACATGGCGGCGAAGCGCTGATCCTGAGCGCCGCGCAGCGAGTCTGTCGGGAGCGGCTTCGCTGCGTCCGGCCCAGCGGCAGGACCGCTATTCCCGTAGCCCTGCGGGGTGGTGTTCATTCCGTCCTGCCACCAAGAGTCGCGGCCGTCCTTGTCCGTAATGCTGCTAGGCGTGACAACCGGCACGGACGGGGAAACGTCCTGCCCGGCCCACTTGTTGTACTGTTCGTACGCTGCCTGCGCCTTCGGGTCGGTGAACGTGTACCCGCCCGTGGTCGGGTCGAGGGTGCCGCCAGCCGACATGCCAGCGTCCATCGCCAGCAGTTCATTCGCGCCCTTGGTGTTCTTGAACTGGTTGAGAGCAACGTCGGCATCGGGGATGTTGCGCAGGTACAGCATCGTCGGAGAATACGAGTCGATGCCCTGCGTATAGCCAGCAAGGTTCGTCGGCTCAGTGCCCATCGCGACTGCCTGCGGGTCGAGCATGACCTTGCCCGCGTCGAACGACCCGGGCAGGTAGATGGGCTTGCTGTAGTCCACGGTCGGGGTCATCGCCCCGGTGAGTGGGTCCTTCACCATCATTGTCTCGTACGAACCGCTCGGGGTTCCCGGCGTGCGGCCCGTGACGGTGATGCCGTTGACGACCGTCACTGGAGTCCCGGGGATGTCGCCAGCCACAGCATCGGCCTTTGGCATATTGGCTGCAACAACGCGCGAGATGTCGGCCTGTGCTCCGTTCTGACCGAAGGTGATCGGGACGAGGTTGAGGTCAACGGGTGGCGTGGACTGGAGGAACGTGGCCCCAGTTTCCTTGTTCACCACGAGGTACTGGCGCATCGGCTTGCCGTCCGGCCCGGGGACCGTGATGTACTGACCGAGCACAGACGACTTCGCGGGGTCGGCAGACACCTTCCCCTTGAGGGCCGGGTCCTTGATGACGATTGTGATGTCCTGCGGCACGACCATCATCGGGGTGAACCCGCTGCCGTCGCCGTTCTGGATCATGACAGTCCGAGCCTTGTCCCCGTTCGGGAGCGCGTTGAGTTGCTCGGTGGTGGCAGGGCCCATCTGGTCAGCGCCGGGGATCGGGATGAACACACCGGCCTTCCACCTCCCCTGCGTCAGCAGGGCGGCGCCAGAGTTGATGTCGTCAATCGTCTGCTGACCGAGTTCCAGCATGGCTTTCATGCTGCCAATCTCGCTGGTCTTGGACGTGTCCCCGCTCACCATGTCGTTCTGGAAGCCGGTGGCTCTGGTTCCGCCCATGTCCTCCCACACCGTAGTCATTCCGGTCTGGAGGGTGGCCTCTCCCGCCAACTGGGATCGAAGGTGACCGTCGTTCGCGATGGTTGGGTCGTCGGCCAACTTGCCGATGTCAGCGAGGGTCTGGTTCAGAGCCGCGTTACGAGCCTGCGGGGTCAGGGTCGCGTCGGCCTTGATCTTCTCCTGCTTCTCCTTGATGTCGGCGTACTTCTGCATCACCGGGACGGCCTGCACCGTCTCGCCGAGTTCGTTGACCTGCGCCAGTTGACCCTCAAGGCGTGCGGCGTCAGTCAGGTGCCCGGTCTTTCGCGCCAGAGCGAGACGCTGCTTGATGCCCGCAGCCTGCCCCTGCACCTGCGATGCGATGTACTGCACGTCGAAGTTCCCGTCAAACGAGGGATCGAGTTTCTTCATCTCGTCCACGATCATCTGACCGGTCCACTTCACGCCGGACGCGTCAGTGTACAGGTAGGCCGCCGGGGTTGCTGGACCGACCGGAACGTCTTGGAAGTCCCCACCCCTACCCGGGTACTTGGGAGGGGTGACCTGACTGAGAAGCCAGACCAACTGGTCGATGCCGCCGACTTGCAACTGGTTGATGTTGGTGTTCTCAACCACGTTGGTGTTGCTGGACGAGGACATGCCCGTCTCGGGCATGAACCCGCCACGCCCGTTGGCGCCCTGCTGGGTCAGCATCGTGAGCACCTTGAGGGCGAACTGCCCCGGCTGCTCTTTCGACTTCTCGATCTGTCCCGTCTCAGCCTTGTACGCCTCCTCCATTCGCTTCGCGCGCTCGGAGTCGGACTTGGCCTTGGCTGCCTTCATGTACTGGGCCGCGTCGCGCTGGAGGATGCGGTAGAACTCGCTGTCCTGAGGGACTTTCTTGCTCCAGTTGATGTAGAACGACGCCATCTGGCTGTCCGACATCTTGCCCTGCGCGTACGATGTGGACGCCTTGCTCTCGGCAATGCTGTACTCGTACTGCGTGATAGCGTTCTTGTACGTGTCGTACAGCGGGTCGTCCTTGGAGATGCCGTTGAGGCGCTCCTTCCAGTGGGCCAGCATGAACGAGTCGGTCACCTTGTGACCTTCGAACATGCCTCCCTTCTGCCACGCGTCCATGATGTTCTGGTCGCGCCGGGACTCCTGCTCGCGCGCAATGGCAACGAGCGTTGAGGTGAGCGAGGGCAGGGCGCGCGGCAGGCGCCCGAACGTACCGGTGCGTGCCATGCCTTACCTCCGCCCGAGTTTGGTCTGGGTCATGATCCGGCCCTTGGCCTGACCGCCTTGGACCATGCCCTGCATCGTCATCTGTCCCTGCGCCGGGGCAGGAGGAGCGGCGAGAGGCGGGCCACCGGCCTCCGGCGGCATGCCGGGGATCGGGGGCTGCTGGCCCATCGCGTCGGGAGCCCCTCCGCCGGGACCACCCTGATCCGGCCCAACGTTCGGGGTCTGTGCCCCGAGCGCCTTGCGCAGATCGGCCTGCCCACTGGTCATCATTCCCTGAGCCTGCCCCTGCGCGCCCTGCGATGCGTTGAGCCCGAGAGACTGGAGGGCGGTGAGCAACTGGGCCATGACCTGCACTCGCTCCGGCCACAGGGTAGCGTCGGTGCTCTCCTCGCGGATGAGTTCCTGCTCCGTCTCCGGGTCGTCAACGCCAACGGCGTCCATCGCCCGGCGCTGGCTCCAGAGTTTCGCGTTGACCGCGTTGGCGGCTCGGGTCATCGTCTCCATCTCGTCGCGAGGCGAGAGGCTGGGATCGATGATGTCTAGGACGCCACTGCCCTTGCCGATGATCGACCTGAGCGTCTTGTCCTTGGCCGACCACACTTGCAGGACCAGTTCCCACAGGTCGCGGCGCCACTTGTACAGCAGGCGGCGACGGATGCTGATGCGACTCTCGTAGTTGGCGATAAGGGCGTTGATGGCCTTGGAACTGGACAACACCTGCGCGGGCGCGAGGCCCAGCAGCAGGTCGTTGAGCCCGCTGACGCTCGCCAGTTCCTTGTCGATGCGACCGAGGTACTGCTCCAACTGGAACTGGGCGATGAACGGGGTGATCGTCTCGATGCGGTTGCCGGGTCCGGGCGCGACGAGCGCGTTGCGCTGCGGCTTGAGCCCAGCCGGAACCTGCATGGGGGCGTCTGGTCCGGTCAACTGCCAGTAGTCACCGGCCACGCCGTTGTGGATCATCTGGCTGCCGGAGGTGATCTGCTCCATCTTCTCGCGGATCAGGGGCTCCACGTCGTAGAGGTCGGGGCGCCCGGCTGCGAGCCCGGGGACGAACGTGTTGAACAGCGGAACGTACGGGAGTTCCCCGTCGTACTCCTTGTACACGGTTGGCTGGCGAATGACTAGGTTGCCAGCGATGACGACGTTCCACGTCTGCATCTTGACGAACTTGCCACTGTTCCAGACCGGCTTGCGATACCAATAGTCCCACACCTCGATGCGAGCGTCGCCGGAGTTGAGCCACTGGCGGGACGGGAGGCTGTCCCAGTTGTGCATCTGCACGAGCGGGTACGCCTTGCCGTCCTTGTCATCGATGAACGGAACAACATCGACACCGAACTGCTCGATCAGAGCGTTCGGCTCGTAGCGGGTCACATAGGCCGCCCACTCCAGTTCGTCGTAGGAGTCGTTCTTCCACCCGAGGTGGAGATGCTTGGGCTGCTCGACCACTTCGAAGCACGCGTGCTTCTCGTCCGGGTCGTAGTACACACGTGCGGCGGTGATGCCGTACAGCGACTTGACCGTGATCGCCTTGTGAAACTTGAGGTCAAAGTCTTCCTCCTGCTTCCACGCGACGTACACGCGCTCAAGCGCCGCCGCAGCGTCGCGAGCCTCGTCAGTCGTGTCGGTGGCGAGCATGTTCTCGATGGGTGGGACTGCCTGCAAGGCCGACGGAACATCGACGTAGATCGCGGGCGAGTTGACGCTGACATGCATCATGCCCTTGGTGGTGGCACTCACATGCTTCGGCCACAGGTCTGCACCGCCGTCGGTATACGCCTCTGCGAAGTACAGCCCGTCGGCGCGCTCGCACCATTCCTTGAGCCACTGCTGCTGCGGTCGGACGGCCGACACCCTTCGGGCCAGATCGTAGATGATCTGCTTGTCCTCATCGGACGTGGCGTGGGCGAGCCCCTTGACGAGTGTCATGTCGGCAGTGACGGTGCCGTCGATCAGGTTAGCCATACAGCGCAAACTCCGTGCTCATCCGGCCGCCGATGGGAGTGCGTCGCAGAAGGAAGACGGCGCAAACGAGCGCCATCACGGCGTCCTGCTCGATCTTGCGGTCGTCTTGCTTGTAAGCGAGCAACTGCTTCCTCACCTGAGCCCAAGCGCCATCTTTCGGGAGGAGTAGGCGTCCCTCATCGATCAACGTGCGCAGATCGCCGAGCAACATGCGCTTCCTCTGGATTGTACCACCGAACTCGACGTTCGTGACGTTTGGCACCGAAGCGTCGAGCGCCTCTCGGAACATCTTCCCGCCGAACCCAGTGGCATCAGTTGCAGTGTAGCACGTCGATCCGTCTCGACCATACGCCTCGTACCCGTCGTACACCATCGCCACAACGTCGTCGGTGGACTTCTGACCCTTTCGCTGCCGAGCGCTCACGCCGACGAGGAACGGCGCACCGGGGTTCTCTCGGTTCTCGACAAGCCTGAGCACGATGGCCCAAGCGCTGTCCTGTGCCTTGGCCGGGTCAACGCCTTGCAGGTAGATGCCGCCCCTGAGAGGCGGGATGCGCTCGGGCAACTCCCCGATGAAGCAGTCCTCGATGTTGCTGCCGTTGAAGTAGGCGGCCGAACTCTGGAGGAACTCGCCATCGATGTTCTGCCGGATGGTCCGCTCGTCCATGTCCGCGATCAGGCGGTCGAACATCTCCTGCGGCAGACCGTATCCCACGTTGTCGCGCGAAGACATCCGCATGGAACGCCAGTTCGAAAGCCTCTTGGGGTTCTCGAGATTGCCGAACTCCCAGTGATCGGCGAAGTCGGAGCCGAGGTCCTCGGACGGGGTGGACACCATGAGCATCTGGCCGCCCGTCCCAAGGCGACGTAGGTTGAACACCTCTCGCACGAGGAAGGGCAGGTTGCGCTCGATGCCCGCCTCGTCAAACGACACGCCGTGCATGTCCTTGCCCAGAGAGCCAAGCGCCTTCTCGCCCGTTGTGCGGAAGTGGACTTGCGCCCCGCCCCACTCGGGAAGGAAGCGAACCCAGCGGTAGTCGCCGTATTCCTTGAGGTCCCACTCGGCGACAGGACCAGCCGCGGTAAGCGGGCACCCTCGGTCGCCCTGCCCCTCGTGCACGCCGGACAGGATACGCACCATGTCGTTGTACACCAGATCGGCGACTTCCTGCGCGATGCCGAAGTGATACCAGTGGTACTCGTTGCGAAGCCACCGGATCGCCCCACCCTCATCCCCCGGGGATGGTTTCGGCCGGTTGGTCTTGTCGAGGCAGCAGTAGATGATGAGGATGGCGAGCAGGGCCGTCTTCCCGGCACGGTTACCGGCTG